CTTCGTTACTTGGCGAACCATTAATAACGAATTGAGCATTACTGTCTAATGCTTGGATTGCTTTTGCTATATCTACCATATTGATTTACCTCCTTAACCTTGTATTTCTTGTAATGTAAAAGTACACATTCTGTAAGCAGAAGTGTTTCCTGTAAAACCATCATTCACTCTTGCTGTATCTGTGCCGTACCTAACTTTCCAATACCAATCATATGTTAATTGATTTGTACTATTATGTGTTGTGTCTAAAACACTTAACATATGGGAATTTGCAGCACCATCACCAGTTGTTGCTCTTTCAAATATTTGAAAGTCAGAGCTATTTCTTTGAACTTTAAAATGAACTTCTTGTGTACTTGCATTTCTATTTACTTGAATATTAGCAAATAATAAAATTTTACTTGATGTTGAAATAGGAGTTATACTGTTGCTTAAAGTCAAATCAACATAAGAAGTTGAATTAGTAGTTTTGTAAGTACTAAAATTTGTTGTTACAGATTGAATAACACTTCCAGTAGGTAAAGCTAATTTATTTAAAGTTATAAGTGCCATAATTAATTTCTCCTATCCAGCTATTTCCATTAGTGTGATTGCTGATACTGAACCCATATCATTATTTGTTTGCCAATTATTTATTGATGAAGTTGTTGATGCACTAGAAGCGTTCATCTGAACTTTATAAGTTAAAGATGATGTTGATGATGGACTATCTATGAAGTGTAAATTACAAGAGCTTATTTTTCTATCATTAGCTGCGGTTCCACCACCACCACCAGTAGCAAACGCATTTTGCGTATCTGCACCACCACCATCAGTATTTTTTGTAACAACTGTACTATCTCTTAACACTTTAAATCTAACTACTGAAGCAATAGTGTTACTAATATTGTTTATATCTAATATAACTAAAACTTTATTTGATGTTGATGATGGAGTTATAGAAACACTTAATCCAGTAACATCAGCATAGCTTGTAGATGTTGTATCTTGTCTATCTGTTTTGACTGCTTGAACAACTTGCAACACAGCACCAGTACCAAGTTTTGTTGTAGCAATAGCCGCATCACTTGCTATCTTTGCATTGGTAACAGCAGATGATGCTAACTGTGATGTTCCAACTGAACCAGCACTAGGAGTTTGTAAAGTAATACCTCTTTCAGCAATAATAAAGTCTATGCTATCAGACGAAGTTAAAGCACTAGAGAATTTAAGCGTTGAGCCAGATACAGTATAAGAACTATCTGGTTTTTGGATAACTCCATTCAAACTGACTGTAAGTGATGATGCACTACTTGGTACAAAATTAACTGAGTTTAATTGTAAGGTATAGCTAGCAGTTGCACTAGCAGTTAATGAGTCTAGTACTACTCTATCTGATAAAGTTTCTATTCCTCTTCCTATATAAGGCATTATTCTCCACCTCCATTGTCAATAACAGTTCCACCATCTGCTATCCATTCTTGTATTGCTTGGTAATCTGTGTTTGCTTCGTCTAGTGGTACACATACCTTTTTTCCATCTTCATATTCTATTTGGTAACTAGTAAAATTATTATCTACTATACTGTATTGTTTTGTAACTGAACTGATAATCATAATTATAACTCCGCATCCATTGTAAAAAATGTTGTTCCAAAATCGTTGTAAATAAGTATTTGACTTTCACCAGCACTATCAGAATGAAAATTCTGACCATGAGTATACTCACAAGAACCATAAGTAGATGTACTTTTAGCTCCACTAATAGATGGATTAATAGCATCATTATTTCCACCAAAAACTCCAATGTTAGCAGTTTGATTTGCTATTGCCATAGTTGGTGTTGCTCTCATATTTTGTTGTAAAGAAAAATGTACTATTGCTGCACTTGCATTAGATGTTTGGTGCATATTTATAGCACCATTAATTCCTTGAAAATATCTTAAACATCTATTTAAATTCACATCATGTGGCAAGAACTCAAAATCAGATGCAGTTGTTCCAGCTTCTAATTGTACGCCTGTAATGTACCATTCGTTTGATGTGCTATCTGCAAGGTTGACTTGACCTACTGCGCTATCTCCATTTGAATAAGATTGCCAAGTTGAAGCTAAAGAACCAGATTGATAATCTGTTCCAGCACTTAACCACCATGTAATATTTAAACCAGCACCATTATCATTATTTATAGTACCTCCTGTATCTGCTGGCACAGATATAGTTTTCTTTTCCCAAGTATTGGAAGATGAAATTGTATAAGCAAAAGATACCATTCTACTTGAGGCATCTGGTTCAAGTAACCTTACGACATAAGTTCCAGTTTTATTTGATTTTACCCAAAAAGATAATGTTAAACTTTTTGCAGATGAATTTCCAAAATTTAAATATTGTAAGTTTTGACCTTCAATTTTTGTTTCTATTTGTGTTCCGTCAGAGCTATCTAAGGAAGCATCGGCTGTAGCTACATCAACTTTTAAAGATTTTGCAAAACCTTGACCACTTGGAACATCTGTATCTTGAGTAATAGTATAAACACTATCTGGCGTATCTACATCTATATATTCAAATCTATCTAAGGTGTATGTATCTCCTGATGAATTGCTACAAGAAAAAGAAGTTCCTCTTTGTGCTATGCTCATGTCACCATTGATAATGATGTTTCTGAACTTAACATTGTCTTGAAATCCAGCACTTGGTATTTTTGATATTGCCATTAGTTATTCTCCAAAGTTTGTATTCTTGTTTCTAGTTCTTCAATTTTAGTAATCGCTTCTTGTAATGCTTTTGTTAAAACAGGAACTAATTTTGATTGGTCGATACCTTGAGGTGCAATATCTCCATTTTCATCAACTGCATCTTTTTCACCAGTAATTGCTTCTGGTACTATGCTTGAAACCTCATGTGCTATGAAACCATCAACTGTTGTGTCAGCGTTTTCAATAAAATTAAATCTTTTAGGTTGAAGTTGTTTTACTCTATCTGTTGCATCTGTAATGTCAGCTATGTTTTCTTTTAGTCTATAATCTGATGATGTGTTATAGGAAGTTGTACTTCCATCAGTTGAGATAAGTCCTTTAACACTACCATTATATTTAAATTCAATAATAACTCCAGTTGATGAGTGTCTGTTAAATATAGCACAAATATTATTATTAGTTGATTGTAAAGGATAACCACCGCCTACAGTTGCATAAGTGCCAGATGTTGCATTTGCTGGAATAGTTGTGCTACTAGAACCAACAACTAAAGTTCCATCACTAGCGATACGCATACTTTCTGTTCCGCCATAACCATTTCTCCAAAAATAAGTCGTACCTGTTCCTTTTGTAGCAAACGAAAGATTTACATTTGTATTTCCACCAACAGCATCAATTCTAGCTGTTCCACCACCACCAATAGCTTTAATAAAATCTGTTTGGTCTGTACCTAAAGAAGCAGTGCCAGAAACATCTAAGGTTGTTGTTGGTGATGTTGTTCCAACGCCAACATTTTCTGAACTATCTATTGTAATAGCTGTTGCATCTGCATTGTCATCAATTCCTGTTGATGAAAAATTAGTTAATGGATAACTCATCATTGCACCAGTAACTGTTCCTGTTGCTGGAGTTACAGTCTGTAATGCTTGTCCTAAGAAAATTACATAGCAACTATCTGAGCTTGATATTGTGCCACCTAAAGTTAAAGCAGTTCCAGATATTGAATAAGATGCTGGATCTTGACGTACATTATTTACAAAAATTGCAACATCATTAACTGATGCAACAGAATGATCTAAAGTATATGATGTACCACCATTGCCAGTTATAACTTGACGTTTTAAACTTACAAAATTATTTGATGGTTCTGCACCAATATATGCCATATTACGTTATCTCCATTATTGACAATGTTCCTGATAATTTATCAGCAACTGAACAATCTACTTGAATTTTGTCTCCTGCTTCTAAAACAACCTTACCACCAGATAAGATTTCAAGAGAACTTCCGACAGGAATTGACACATCTTTAATTAGGAAAGATGTTCCATTTGCAACATTATTAGCACCACCTCTATTTGATGTTGTACTAACAAGCTCTACTTCTGCAGTTATTGCAGCTGTATTAATGTTAGACAATACCAAACCTAGCACAACTGCTGTTGTACTTGATGCTACTGTATACATTACATATGGCGTTCCAGCTGAAGCAGGTTCTGCTGCAAAGGTTACTACCTTAAAAGTATTTGCCATTTATTTCCTCCTATTTAATAATATTATATATTTTATCCCAAAGCAATTGCTAAAGCTGTTGGATCATCTGTAGTAAATCCTTGAGAACTCATTAGTGTTACAACTCTAGATAATGCTGCTTTTCTATTTGTGCCACCTGCACCATCATCAACTATAATTAAATCTGATGTACTTAGATCTGCACCTATATCACTTCCACCATCAATATCAATAGCTGCTACAGGTAAAGTACCTGAGTCTCCAGTACCAATTAATGTACCAGATGCAGTAGGTAAAACTAATACTGCACTACTAGCTGCTGAGTGTGGAGCTGCTTGTAATGTTTGTGCATGAGCATTAGAAGATTCACAATAAAACTTAACTTTAGCAACATTGCCAGTTCCTGTTTTTATTTCTACTAATCCATCTGTAACAGCAACACCACCTGATGATCCATTACCATCTAATAAAACTTTACCAGATCCATTAGGTAATACAGATATATTACCATCAGATACAGATACAATCTCTGATATAACTGGTGAAGTTAAAGTTTTGTTTGTTAAAGTTTGTGTACCAGTAAGAGTTACATCACCAACATTAGATGGTTGAACTACTGTAAATGTAATTGTATCAGATCCTAATGATGCACTTGTATCAGTAGTACATAAAAACATTTTGTCTGCATTAGTAGATCCTTCTTGGATAATTACTAGCTGTCCAGCTATCTCTCCTATTGCATCAAAGTCTGTATCTCTAGATGCAGTACCTGATGCTACTACTGTATAAATACCATTTTGTGATCCTGTAGATTGATCTTTAACTAATACTCTATTTCCTGTAGCTAAAGTAACACCATCTAAAGTATCACCATTTTGTAAATCTGCTGATAAATCTATATTACCTGTTGTAGCAGCTCTACAAATAATTCTAGTTTTTAGTCCAGCAACAAGATCATCAACATATGTTTTAGTTGCTGCATCTGATCCAGATGAAGGTGCTCCTAATCCAGTAATAGATCCACCAGATATAGAAACACTATTAGCTGCTTGTGTTGATATTGTTCCAAGTCCTAAAGATGCTCTTGCAGTTGATCCTGCTTCTGCAACCCATGTTGAACCACTACCAACAATAAAATTACCATCTGTATTTGCAAGGCTACCAATAGCTGTTAAATTAGCGTTGGATGCTTCCCTTGCATCTAATTGTGATTGAATATTTGAAGTTACACCATTTAGATGTCCAAACTCTGTATTAGAGATTGTACCATCATGAATTTTTGTAGCATCAATAGCTGCACTTGCATTGATGTCTGCATTTACAATAGCACCATCATTTATTTTTGCTGATGTTATTGCACTATCTGCAATCTTTGCAGTTGTTACTTGGCTATCTGCTATGTGTGCTGTATCAATTGATCCATCTGTATAGTGTTCACTATCAATAGCATCATCAGCTATCTTAGCATTAGTAATTGCATCTGCTGCAATTTTAGCTGTTGTAACATTACTATCTGCTATTTTAGCTGTAGTTACTTGTGAGTCTGCAATATGAGCTGTGTCTATGGATCCGTCAGTATAATGTTCTGAGTCAATAGCATCGTCTGCTATTTTTGCATTTGTTACTGCATCAGCTGCTATCTTAGCAGTAGATACAGAACTAGATTTTAAATTAGCTGCATCAATAACATCTTCAGGTATAGCATCATTAGTTTTTGATAATATACCTACATATATTTCTAAACTTTCATTAGATAATGATCCACTATCCCATGTAACATTTACTGTAGTATTTGTTGAAAATGATGAACTAGATATAGTTCCAACTATTGTTCCAGTAGATGATCCTTCTGCTTTTATTCTTCTTCCTGCGTGATAAAAAGCTGTTACGTTTGCACCAGCAATTGTAAATGAAGTTGCACTAGCATAAGCTGCTGTAAAAGATCCATCTCCATCACCATAGATAACCCATTGGCTATCATTATAAAATTCTCTTATTTCTGCTGCTAATCCTCTAAAGGCATTATTAATGTTAGAAGGCAACATACCTTCTGCAACACTAATACTTCCTACTGTTGTATTATTAGCTGCTGTTGTTGAATAATCTTTTATTCCCATTTATTCCCCCATAAACCAAGTAAATGCTTTGTTGTTTTCTTTATTTTTTTCATTGATCAATGCATTGATAGCTTCCTCAATTTGTCTTTGAAAGAACTCTTGAGTTTCAAATGAATATCTAACATTGTCAATATCTGTTTGATCTGTCATCTTAATCCTGATTTAGATGCAATAAGATCTATGCCTTGTGCATTTGTCCATACAACACCACTTGGTGTTTTTACATTAATTTTAACATATCTTCCAGATTGTCTTACAGGATTCATACCTGAACTGTTCATACTAGAAGATGATGATACAGTTGCATTATTAGCTAATCTATCTCTACTTTTAATAGTTACAGTAGCTGGTGCATCAACTATAGGTCTAACTCCTTGAACACTAGCTCTATGATTTGGAAATAGTTCTAACTCAGATGTTTCTATTTCACCTTCATTAGCTGTTCCTGAAAAGATAGCTGCTTTAAAATTATTATCTATAGCACCTAAAAATAACTGACCACCATTCCAAAAATCTGTATCTAGTGCAATATTAATTGCATCTAGGTTTTGAGATATAATATCCATAAGCTCTACAGTATATGCACCCACAAACTGGGTAAATATGGTACTAGCATTTGCTTCTGCTAATGACCATTTTTTTGTAGCATAATTATATATTAAAATTCTATCGCAAATTCCTGTTGTATTGGAAGTATTATTTACACTTGGGTACAACCATAAAGCAAGTTGATTGAATGGGTCAACAGCTGCACAGATCCTATCTGTATATGCTTTGTTTAAATTAGCATCAAAAAATCTATTAACTTTCTCAGCACCAATAGAGACAACATTATCGCCGTTAATTTCAAAAAAACCATCATCAGCATAAAAGAAAACTCTCCTATTATCTTGACAAACTGTTCGTCCATAAACGGCTCCTCTATTTGGTGATATTACTGATAGTCTAAATACTGTAGCTCCACCAACATAGTCCATACGAATTATCTGGTTTTGTCTAAATACGTATCCAATCTCTCCAGAAGTTATGTGTACTATTTCACCACCTGATCCTGGAAGATCTTGTAAGTCTGCTTGTTTACCTGTCCATGTACCAATATCATTGATACCTGACCATTGTATTCTGTTTTGGTTTGTAGGTTGATTACCTGTAACTAAAAAATCTCTAACAACTCCTGAAACTCTAAATACTGGTACTGTACCTGCAGTTGCTATTGATGAAAGATTTGCAAAGTTTGTTGATGAACCCATAAGATAAAATTGAGCTGGATCTTTACCATTACTTGCAATTACATAATTACCAAACTGTGTAAATGTAAAAAAATCTGTATCTGTTCCTGTTAAGGATCCTTTTCTAGATGTAAATGTACCACCATCTAATTGAAAGATGTCTGTGTTTTTTGCAACAAAGTTAAATACATTACCTGAGTTATCTCTGAAAGAACCTGCACCTCTACTATTAGCAGCAATATTATTTGTTGAATATTCTACTAAAGATGGAAATCTCTTATATGAATTAAGAGCATAATATACATTAGTTGCTACGTTAGCTCCTGGATTCAAGTGTTGTGGTTGATCAGGTAGCCATTCTCCAAAAGGTACTTGCATTATCTATTCCTATAAAATGATAAATCTGTTTGAACATCTGTTCTTTGTTGAACAGGTGCACCACCATAAGTGTCTTGTCTGTCATTGTTTTCACATCTTTCAAGAGCTGATGAATACATACCTAACCAGTTTTGTAATTGATTAGGTTCTATTCCACCAAGAAAGTTAGCTGCATGATATAATGATCCATACAGATATATTGCTGGATGTTTTGCTAAGATGTAATTTGATGTATTAGTATCACTAAGAGCTGATATAGCTTTATAGTATGATAACTTGCCAGTATAACTAGTATCAGGGCTAGGGCCGAATCTGAATTTTTCCACTTCATTATCACTCTCCAATGTATATGCTCTTGGTCTACCAGTTCTTGATCCACCTTTTATTTCAAACATATTGTGTGGTGTTATATATTCTAGTGGAAACTTAGTAGATGATTGTAGTATAAAAAATGATCTTACAGCAAGAAATCCTGTTGGTACTGTAACTTGTTCAGCATCAATAGTAATATCATCTTGCTGCTCCATTTGTCTAATTCTTAATTTTGCATTAAAATCAGCTTCTGTTAATTTAATAAAGTCATCTTGTATTTCTGTAGTTAGATCAGATCTATTTAAAAAATTAGCTATAGATGATTTTAATTGTGAATATGTTGATAGTGCCATTATAAATTACCTTCTGCTGTTCTAAAATATCTAAACTCGTTACTATTTAGTTTAGTTCTCATAATTTTTCTTTGAATATCTTTTGGTAAAGCAAACCAATTGTTACTACCATTATATTCTTTAGCCCAGATCTGTAGTACTAATGGAGGTACACTAGCAACTCGTTTCATTTCTTTAGCTTTAGAAAGATACCCATTATCATGATTGTATAACTCTTTATTTCTTTTCAACAATGGATTAACATTTTGTTCATTGTTGATAGTAAGTTTACCATCTGACTCTTGGATATATCGAGTCTTTATTCCACCATCGTATTCTACAGATCGAACTTTTCCCATTACTCTGATAATTCAGTTACGTATAGATTAACAGATCCTATGACTGCAACTTTCTCACCTTCAGATACTTTGAAGTATTCTGTATCTTTTGAAGGTAAAAATATTTTTGAAGTAGTTGCTGTTGGAGATATACCAAACTCTATATGGCAATCTGCATCTGCACAAACTCTAACATATTCAATATTAGAACCAAATGCACTTGATGCTGCAGAAGAACCAGATGAATTAACTTTTTGCGTTGTAACAGGTCTCATTGCAAAATGTGCCATGTTACTCCTTATCTTCTAATTACAAAAGTTACGTTAAGTTTTTTTGCTCCAGTAGATCCACCATCAGTAATCATTTCGATAGTGCCATCTTCTTCTACTTGATTAGCTGCTGTAGGTTCTGCTGTATCTACGTCACCAGCTGCTGAACCTGAATGTGCAACAGTAATTCCACCACCAGTAACTGCAGTGCCACCTATTTCAAAAGATATTGCTGCGTTACCACCAGAGATTGCTCCCTGTAATGATGTAATAATTTTAATAATTTTACCTGAATCAGGTACTGGTACAAAAGTTGATGATGCTGTGCTGACATCAGCTATTTCAGCGTGTAAAAAATAATCGTTTAATGTTCTCATTATATTCCTTAATTGTTCCGATCCTAACCTTCTCTCAGATCTTCAATTGTTTAGAATCTGCTGGGGGAGCAGATTTGTAGGTTACTCCCCCAAACAGTTATTATTATTATGAAGTAGTTAAGTCTGCAACTAAGCCTGATGCACCTTCATTTCTAGACTCTAGAGTAGCTTCTACTAAAAGCTGTCTCTTTTCAGAGTCACCAGTTTTTGAAAGTTCATGCATAGTGAAGTCTCTTAAGAATGCAACTGCAAAATAGTTCATGTCTAGTACATAAGCATCTCTATCTCTAGAGAATCTGTTAGGTACTACTTGCAATTGACCGAAGTCAGATGCGTATACATCAACTGAAGTGTATAAAGTTGCGTCTGCACCTGCATCAAATCTTGTGCTGTTACCAGTAAATCCTGATAATTTTTGTTTGTTGAATGGGCCGACCATGATCATTGACGGATCACCACCAGCATTCCAAACTGATTTGATTACAGATTTAAGAGCTGCTTCTGTGAAAACTCTTTGAGTTCCATCAGTTCTTGCTGTGTTACCAGCTCCACCTGATGAACCAGATGCACCTAGATCATCATTAGTTGCAATCCATGCACCTAAAGATCCAAGTTTTCTAGCAGTTGAAGCATTACCAGTAACTTCTGCTTGGTTTCCAGTAATAGTTGCTTCCATGTCTCTTTTTAACTCTTTTGCTTTTTTAGCAATTTGGTAAGCTAATTCAGATGCTCTACCTGCTTTATCTACAGCTTCTTGAGTTCCTGTGATTACAACAGTTTTGTCCATAATCTGTGAACTGTTTGAAAGTCTAGATGTTGCAGTTACTGCATCTAAAGTTGCTTCATCACCTTCGATAACCGCATTTGAAGTTGATGCTGCTGCTAAAGAGTCAGTTTGCCATTCGTGTAAAACTGCAGTAGCTTTTGTTTTAGCTGCTGAGCTGATGAATGGCGTATCTGTTGGAGAGATACTATAGATTACATCAGAAAGATCTTCTCTTTCACCTACGGAATCATAAGTATCAAATGTATTTGTTGGTTGTGCCATTTGTTATTTCCTTTGTTGAGATTTAAGATTAATAATATCAAGCAACGCAGATTGGGCATCTCCAAGATTTCCTGTCTTACGTAACTTGCTTATTTTATTTCTTATGTTTTCTCGACCAGAACTAGTATTCGATTTAGCAACACCTGACTTAACAACCTTTGGTGCATTGGCTACTTTCTTCTGAACTATAGGTTTTTTATCTTTTAAAGATTTATAGCTCATAGCATCCTTTGCAACCAATAAGAATCTGTAGTCTGCAAGGGATCCAATCTCTTGATCATTAAAACCATAATCTCGTAATGTATTACGTATATTAAGTCTGAATGAATCAGATTTATTTGGATCTGAAAACTCAGGTATCTTTTGAGCTGCTAATTCTCTTTGCGTTGCAAGAAAGTCATCATATTGTTTCTGTTGTGCTTCTCTAGCTTTGGCTTTCATATCTTCAATCGTTTCTGATTGTTGACGTAATTGAAAGTCTAATCTAGCAGCTGCAGCAGGATCTTCTTCATATAATTTTTGAAGATCTTGACCACCTTGCTGTTGTCTGACAAACGCATCAGCAGTTGCTATTGTATCATTTAGTTCTGCAAGTCTTGAATCATAAGACTGACGCAAACTCTGCTTTTCAGCTTCAAGATCTTTTCTCTCTAAACTTAAAGTATGAGTTTTTTGTCTATAATCTGAGTCTCTAGAATAACCAGCTTTCAGTTCATCAAGGCTAACCTCTATCTCTTGACCATTAACTTTTAGTTGGTGGAGATTTGGTTCCTCTAATTCTGTTTGTGTTTCTTCTGTGACCTCAGTATTTTCAGTTTCTTGTTCTGGAGTTGCTTCAGACTCAGCTTTACTCTCTTGAACTTCCTGTGTCTCAGGTTTAGATTCTGAAGGTTCTGCTGTTTTAGTTTCAGTTTCTTGTTGATCTTTTGGATTCAATAATCCTGAAATTTTTTCAGCAGCACCATCTATGTTTTGTGCTTCTGACATATCGTTCCTTTCATGGTTGACGAATTTGAAGTTGCGTTAGCTTAACTTCTTTTATTTAATTGATCTAACTCTTGTTGAGTTAGCTTTCCACTTTCCATGATACTTTGTAAATGACCTCTGATTTTGTCTACAAGATTGTAGGCTACCCAAAGATATGTACGCTTATCATCTTCAGTGAATTTTGTATTAAAGATTTCTTGTTTATATATTTCTAAGAGATCTTCAAATGCTGTCTTTAGCAGGGGATCGTTCAGAAGCTGTTCTGCTCTCTTGCCCTGTCTGATCTGTGTTTCCTTGTCCATTAAAGAATTGTCCTTGACCTTTTATAATTTCTTTCATCAATTCACCAGATTTATTTAGATCAGCTTGTTCTAACATTGATCTACGTTTCAATTCTAGTTCATCAATTTTAGTTCCGTATTTTAACTCAAGATCTTTAATTTTCAACTCAAAATCTAATAATTCTTTTCTCATCTGAGATTCGATACGTTTCATCTCTACATTGTTCTTCATAGTAGCTCTTTGGTTTTCACCTTGTACTTGAGCTAATGTAACTTTCTCAAACTCAGTTGGTGGTTTAGGAGGAAGTGGTGGCATTTGTGCTGCACCTACATCTGGATCCATAAAGAATGGTTCAATACTATTTAGACCTGCATTCTCTACTAGTTTCTTTAATGAATTATAAATGTTTCTTAAATTAACCATAGGGCCATAAACATTTTGTTGTAAGTTTATTGCCTGCATTTGTCTTTCTAAAATAGCATTAACAAGGATTAGTTGTTGTTCTTTTGATCCAGTACCTAATCCTACTCTAACAGTAACATTTACTCTATCCTTCCATTCGTATGGTCGCATAGGTATATATTTACCTCTAATTCTAACAATCTTTTCTTTTTGTTGATATTTACAAATAAGTTCAAATAATTTTAGACCTAAGTCTCTTACACCTGTTTCTGCAAATATTCTAGCAATCAACTCCATTCTCATTTGAGATTGAGTTAATACTTGGTTCATACCAGTTGCTGTTTTATTATTTAATGAATCTGAATTTAAACCTTGTGCAGTTTTAGTTACACCAGTTCTAGATTCTTTAACAGCATCAAGATAACCTAACATACCACTAGCTTGTTCTGTAATTGGTTGAGCCTGTATAGGCATCATTACATTTTGTGGTGGTTGTTTAGTTCTTACAATACCTCCAGGTCTATTAGTAAGTAGATCATCCATAGCTACTTGACCATCTTGTATTGCAACTCTATTGTTATTAGTTAGATACATGTTATCTAACATTTGTCTCATAACAGTAGATTTAATTAATTGTATATCTTCTACTAGTTCTGCAATAGATCTACCATGAAATCTGTGAGGCATGATAACTGGAGTCATAGATATAAAAGGCATTGTATCTACTTCTTCTATATCTAAAATTTTTGTAGCTTCTCCAGCAGTAGTAATTTTAAGTAATTCAGCTACACCATCTTCATCTGCATCCATTCTTAAATATGATTCATGAATTAATACATCTTGTGTAGATTCATCACCATCTGTTTGACCATGAGAAAAGTCTACGTTTTGATGTCTTACAAATTTATCTTCTGTATAATAATCAGTATCACCAGTTGGTAAAGATGCAACTAGATCTGCATCATATCCCATTTCAATTAATTCTGATTTAGTCTTTTGTGTTCTATGACAAACAAAGTTTGCACTATCAATAGACTTACATCTTCTTTCAATTAAAAATTCTTCAGGTGGTACAGGCTCTATTCTTACCTGACCATATAATTTTGTTCTTTGAATAACTACATCATGTAGTTTAATTTTATCAATCTCTTTACCTCTATCATCTGTAATAGGTTCTTCATATTCAGTATGATTGGTAACTTTTACTTCTGCATCTTCTACAAGATCATTGAACTCATCTTCAGTTAGTCTTGTATATTCTTCTCTTTCAGTTTTTTTAGAATCATCCCAAAATACTTTTAAGATTCCATTCTTTTGTATCAATGCATCTTTGAATGCAGAATATAATGCTAAGAATCCATTATTTTGTTTATAAAAAATATGATTCAAATAATCTGAACATTGTCTAGCCATTTCTTCATCTTCAGGCCCAACACCTTCACATTCAAATACATTATCACCAGCAGTAAAGATCTTCATTAAAGAAGGCATTAAACTTTCTACTGTGTCCAGGACATCGTTAGAAACAACTTGAGAACGCCCTTCTTGTTCATTACCAAGAGGCATTCCTAAATAATATTCTAATGATTTTTTTCTTCTTGCTACAAGCTCACCACCAATATAACCTGATGCTTGATGTATCTCGCTTGATAATACTCTTAATATTTCGTCTTGTGATTTCATACTACATATTTTGTATCTACATTAATTGGTGCATCCCAGTCTGTTGTGTCTATTGGTTCTGCAACACATCCATACCTAAAGCTGTCAGCTGCATGTGAACACCAGTTGTGTAGAGGTTTGTTTTTAAATACTTGGTTCTTTTCATCCCATTGTTTTCTGTATTGACGTAATGCATCTAATCCTACTTTACATTTTTCTCTATCAAAGTAACAATTAGGTAATGCATTTCTAACAGATTCAATACCATGATCAACTTCTAACTTTGGAGCTATATCAAAATCTATACCTAGTTCATTTGCAACTTCAAGTCTAGATTTTCCAGTTCCAAGTTCTCTTGCCATTATATCATGAGGAGCAATATGACAGGCATAATCATAGTTCTTTTCTTTCAATACATCTGCATAGTGAGCTAAAGATTCACCAGAAGTTTCATAATAATCTACTAGATGTATCTCTTGTCCAACTCTTTGTGCAAACCATATTGCAGTAGAATCTCCAATCCCTAAATCCCACCAGGTTTCTATACCTACATTTGTATCTACAGGCACGTAGCCGATTCTTCCATCCTTCTCGGCTTTTGTTATTAATCGACCATAATAACTACCAGACACAGCTGCAGTAAATGAACATTCAAACTCCTGTTCATATTGTTCAGGTGTCATGATTGAACGTGCCTGTTCCAGCTCCTCAACTGGAATTACTTTTGTATCTGATGCTCGATATAATTTTCCATACCAATCATCATGACCTCTCAAAGCAAAATCATATACTTCCCAAAACTGATTATGCCCCATAGGTGTACCAATAAAAAGGACCCATCCTAATTTATCAGCTACAGCAGGTCTAACAATTTCTGTCCATACTCTTGGAGCCATAATAGCATACTCATCGAGTACAACTGCATCAAATCCCAACCCCCTGATAGAGTCTGGATTGTCTGCTCCAAATATTTGTATACGTGATCCATTAAATAAATCTATCCTTAGTTCTGATTCATTTCTAGTTCCACCTATTTTTAATAGTGGTTGTGTGTAAAATTTTAAATATTCCCAAGCAATTGATTTACCTTGACGATATGTCGGAGCTATGAATGCACATAAAGCTCTAGGTTTATCTGCTGCTGTTTTAATTAATTCGTTTATAGATAATACTGATTTACCAAATCGTCTATGACAAACTAGGACACTAAATCGTTTTCTATTTTTATGAACTTCTAATTGATATTCTCTAGGTCTATATGGTACTTCTACTATCTTAACTTTCTTTTTCCCATTGGACTTTGACTTGGACTGGTTCATCTATGCTCATTTTTGTGTTTGATGATGTAAGTCTTGCATGAACATAAGGTGCTGCTTTTTCTGCTGCATACATTTTACGTTCAGGCGAACTTGCAGGATTGTTTAACACAGATAATAAATAATCTAAAGGAGAATGATTATATTTTTCTGCCATCTCCTGCATTGTTTTCCATAGCTTCTTAGATTTGGAACCTACTGGTCTACCAGCACCTTCTCTTTTACCACCATGTTTTATTTCATTCTCATGTGATTTATCTTCAGCAGTACCTTTAGTTTGCATAAATTTAATTTTGTCTTCCATATTTATCAAATCTTTTTGTTGTAGGAAACTTAAATGGTTTTCTTTCTGATGCTTTTTTAATAGCTGCACCAGCACCAAAAGCTAAAGTAAGTGGATTAATTGCTACTTTTCCTGCAAACTTTATACCCTTAACAGTACCTTTCTTAAGAAAATCCTTAATCGGAGTTTTCTTCTTAGGTCTTTTTATAAAGTTTCTGTCGCCTGCGTATATTTTCATTATTTTTTCTTTTTCTTTTTCATTTTGGATTTAATGATCTTTTCTTGTAACTGTTTTGGTAAAGTTCTTTGTTTTGCTGTAAGCATAGCTTTACCTGTCATTCTAGCTTTCATTAGTATCCTTTCATTTTTTTAACTTTCATACCCTTTTTTTTAGCAGCTTTCTTAGCAGCCATCTTACCTTTTTTTGTGTAAGGGTATTTTTTCTTTCCTACCATTGGCATAGTTTTTATCCTTTCAATAATCCACGCATAGCAGCATCTCTTGTTGTAGGCATAGCCATTTGATTTGGTCTTTTGCCCATCTGTGCCATTTGTGGGGTTGGTTGTTGAAGTAAGCCTTGTTGTCTTGCAACTTCAGGCATCATTCTAGATCTCATTATAAGACCTAATTGCTGACCTTCTTCTGGAGAAAGTCTCATCAATTCATCTGCTAGTTTTTCTAATCTATTTTTTGCCAT